AGCAAGCCTCGACGTGATCTGTGTTAACCACTGCAAGGCCAATCACAGAAAGGTGCAGGGGCAGCGGCTCATTGATCCGCTCCAATATACCCTCCAGATCGATTTCATCTTCCCATTCGTATTTCATTTGATCTCTCCTTGATTGGATGGTGGGTGGGTAGGGCCGAAGACCCTGTTAAACTAAATAACGTGCAGCCGTCCATCTAGCAGCGATGGCGTTTTCAAGCCATTCAATGCAGCGATCCCATTGATCAGGGCGATCAGTTAGGCTGATGTCAAAGCCGCCATCATCAATCACGCTTTCCAGATAGATGACTTTATCGGTTTCAAGGGCATATTGAGCTTTGACCGACTGTGTGGCGAGTGCTTGGATGGCTGCTTTGGTGATTTTCATTTGATCTCTCCTTGGTTGCTATACAATTATACATAACAGATATATCAGGAGTTACAATAGGCAAATACAAATTAAATACATTTAATATCGGGGGAAGCCAAAATGGGCGACTTTCCCCCGATGATTTTTATGCCGCGATGTGATACAGCCAGCAATCCATGTGGCCGTTTTTTTTATCATCTTCCTCTCTTGGGATAGAGTGAGGGGTCTGATCAACCAGTCCAGCCGTCACGGCGTGGCGAACTGTGCCACAAACATTGTGTGAGTTTTTCTTCAGTAGCCGCGCCAAGTCTCGACTGGTCATTGGCCCGTGTTTTTCTAGCGCCCTTAAAATTGGGGTAAACGCGCCAGTGTCTGTGCGGCTGGGCCGTGGCTCTTCCATATCGCACGGCAAAGTGGGTCGCATTGGCTTGCCTATCAGAAGCTCATTCCCAGTGGTTCTAATGATTTTTGTCTGGCTGCGCTCAAACTCCAGCATTCTCTGGCCTAGCTTATCTTCTGTCATCTTTTTCTCCCTAGATGTGGTAATCGTCTTTGCGAAGGCTGCTGACGTAGCGGTCAAGCTCCTCCTGTGCCGCCCATAAATTCTGCTTTGCATTCGGAAGCGGTTCAGATTTATACGCCGCTTCTTGGCATCGATCAACTATTCCTCGCAAAAATTTCAGTTCAGAATCCTGCGCTGGTGTTAAACTTTTCATTTTCTTCTCCCGTTGTTTTAGATTTCTTTCTAAATAATCAGCAAAATTTGATTTGCGCCGATCATCGTAATGTTTCTCCAGCAGTAACTTTTTTAACTCCCTGTTCTCTTTGCAAACACGCTCATATTCCTCCCGATTTATCATGTCCTTTAATCTCCATTTAGCCATGTGATTTCCTGTTTATAAAAGCAGTATTTGCGATGATGGGATATTACCCACATTGTAATTAACATTTTCTGACTTTGGATAATCTTGCACTTTATACTTTAAATTTTTCAACAACTTTCTTCGATCAGATTTCCCACCGACCATGTAAACATATCGATGCTTTCGTGGCCGTTCAATTGTCTCTTGATTTGGCTTCCAAACAGTCCTGCTGTGAAGGCCGTGAGAATTTTTTGGGTTTGTCCGTTTAGCAGATAGCCCAGTGTATAAAAAATTTGTTGCTTGATAAATATACCCACAATGACCATTATTTTTATCAGCATATGACACAACAATTTTTGGTTTTGGTAGCATTTTCAAACAACGAGATACAAAAAAAGATGCCAAGTTTTTTTCGTTTTTAATTAAAAACAATCTGTTTAACTCTACAACATAATCTTTGTAATCTTTTCCGCACAGACCTTCACACAAATTCAAAGAGGCTGGAATGCCGAATGTGCATATTCCAAGTAAAATATTTTGTTTGTATAAGCCATACGAATAAACAACATTTGGTAATCTATGTAGATAGTGATTTTTTTCAATCAAATCATACGTCAAATCTTTTTGTATTTTTATGACAATTAAATCATCCATCCAAAAACTCCAGCACTTGCTTCGACGCATCGGTTGCGCCCTTGCCCACAATCACAGTATGCCCCACCGATTCTAAATAACTAATGATTTTTTTCTGATCGGGGGAAATTCTGCCACCCTTGACCCTTTTCATTTCGACCCACAGATTGCAGGAGGGGATATAAAGATCGGGTATTCCCGGCGTGACCCCCTCTTCTTTCAGCCGTACCGCCACGCTAATCGCTCTCTTCTCACCATTGGGGATCGCAAAGATTAAAACTTTTGGATATTTGGCGCGAAACCAATTAACAAATCCCACCTGTTCACTGTGTTCAGAATGGGATGTCTTCAAGACTAAAGTCTGCGAACGGGCCTTCTTTCGTCTCATGTTTTCTCTCCACCTTTGTGTAATCGAACTGAACAACTTCGTGATACTTCGGATCGTAGGTGCTTGGCTTTATCTTTATTCTGCTAGGCCAATTCCACCACTGGCACTCATTCATCGCCTCGTCTGTCGTGTCAGCCCCCGAAGACAGCAATGACCGCCGCGCCTGATACTTACTGGCGGCATAGCCACCATGATCTGGGCAGAGCCACTCGCTCACGCTCATCAGGCCAGCGTAGTACGTCACCTTCACGCTGTCAGGCTTGCCCTCTTTTTTGTGCCTTTTGTAAATCACACTGTCCACGGCCACCCATTCTGCCTGCACTTGACTGGAAAGCATGGCCCCAGAATAGCTGTTTGAATTGTGGTTCAAAGTGGGTGGCGGGAATTGAAACCCGCATTCTGGGCATTGTAGGCAGGCAGAGTGGCACATGGTCTGGCAAGCCTCGCACTGCTTTACGGGTGCCGTACCCTCGCCTGCCCCCGCGCTTTTATCCTTGGGTTTCACCCTATCAATAAATCCGTGCCGCTCAACATTTGCACCGAAATCAAGAATGAGGGCATCAGTCTTTCCTTCGGCAATCCTAGTGCCGCGACCCACCATTTGGACATACAGACCAGTAGATGCTGTGGCCCTGACCAGCGCAACAACATCGACGGCAGGGTGATCAAATCCAGTCGTTAGCACGTTGACGTTAATCAGGCATTTAAGTTCACCGTTCTTGAAATCGGCAATGGTTTTCTCGCGCACGGCGCTGCTGTCACTACCCGTCACCACACCGACATCAATGTCGTGGGCCTCAAATTCATCTTTCAGCATGTAGGCATGATTGACGCCGCTGCTAAACACCAGCCAGCTTTTGCGATCCGCGCTTAGTTCCACAATCTCAGCAACCGTCTTCCGCACCAGTTCGGGATCGGACGCAGCAGTTGCGAGGTCGCTCTCAATAAACTCACCGCCCCGCTTTTTTACGTTGGTCAGATCGATCTGGTTCAAACCACCTTTGCTAATGACAGGCGACAGGTAGCCCTGCTCCATCAGCATGTCGATTGGAATGTCATGGGCGATGCCATCGAACAGAGCGGATGCACCTTTGTGCAAGAAGCCACTGTCCAATCTGTAGGGCGTAGCTGTCAGACCCACCACTTTAATGTCAGGGTTGCACACTTTCAGATCGGCAATAAAACGATTGTATCTGGTCTCAGTATTCTTGGGCAGCATGTGCGCCTCATCGATCAAGATCAGGTCTGGCGCAGGAATGATGTCATACGCCCTTTCCCAGACGCTCTGAATGCCAGCAAAGGTGATCGGCCTGTCCAACACCTTCTGCTTCAGCCCCGCACTGTAGACGCCGAAATCAGCCTCTGGATACATTTTCAGCAGGCCATTGGCCCCCTGCTCCAAAAGCTCTTTGACGTGGGTCACAATCATCACCCTAGTGTCGGGAAATGACATAGCGTCCCTTACGATCTGCGCGATGATGGCCGTCTTGCCTGACCCAGTGGGTGCGACTATAAGTGGATTATCGCCAGCCTTGCCTGCCCAATAGTTGTATAAGCCATCGACGGCTTCTCTCTGATAATCGCGTAATTCAAAGGTCATGGGACAGAACTCTTTCTCTCAATTCTGCGCTGTTGTCCTGATTGCGGATGACGCCCTGTGGGGTCTGATACTCCACGAAATCATCGCCAGCGTCTATGATCTCCCAATCGTCAGGAACCATGAAAGGATTAAACAAGTGGCCCCCTGCGCCCTCTTTTCGGCTCCAAGTGCCGTCCCGCTCTGGGGTGCTGTGGGCGTCTGTCCGATCATTAACCTCTGGCAATTCACCGCCGTGACAAATCGGAATATAATTGCAAAAACGACAGGCAAATTTGGACGGGTCATGGCTGATTTTTGACGGTGGCTTTTCATCAAAAATAATATTGCTGGCTTTGCTGATTAGCATCTCACCTTCTGCCCGATCCCGCTTAATTCGCTCTGCGTAAATCTCATCGTTATTTTTATTCACAGCAAAGAAATAGCAACGATCAATGTCAGCCAAATGCATTCCCACCTGACACTGCGCCCAATAGACAGGCT